CTGTGCTACTTGTTAATGTAGGATTACACCAAAAAGCAAAAGTAGCAGCAGAAGTATTAGGCATTGATTGTGAGCCTAAATCTACATAATCATTAACCCCATCAAAGCTAAGTGCCTTTCCTGTGTATAAGGTAGCCCCATTCGAGTTACCCGATTTATCAGGTGCGATTTGAGTTACTTCTTGTACTGATACATTGTCAACATAAAACTCTGCAGCTGCACCCGAACTTTTAATTCTAAAAACAGTGTCTAAATCTGAAGTCCAATTAACTTGGTAAGAAGTCCAAGATGAAGGGCTAAGAGTTCCTCCTGTGACGTTATTACCTATTTTACCTAAGAATGCTGCTCCACTAATAACCTTTAAATCAAACTTTACTAAATATGTTGTATTAGCTTGTAGTACATCTTGATATATACCCTGATTACCAGCACTAGCCTGTAGGCGTAAAGCATTTGTTTTACCATCGTGGTCTACTACTGATGTAGTACCTCCTGAGTCAGTCCACCCTGTTGTATCGCCTGTAGCAAAATCTCCGTTAGTAACTACATCCTCCCCAAGAATCTCACTATTCTCGAAAGGCAGCCACATCTTTAGTCCGTCTTTGACTATACTAAGAACTCTTCGAGCTAAAGCACCTATTGTATTTTGAATTATATTTAACATACAATTCTAAATTTAAAATATAGCTACTATATCTGTTGCAGTTGTGCTTGTTGCTTTTACTCTTGTTACTTGAATAGGCAAGAAAGAACCATCTGCAATATTTTTAAGTAGTAAAGTTGATCCACCTAAAGTAATTACATTAATATTCCCACCCGTACCTACAAATAAAGTTGCAGGAGTGTTAGCAGTTGCACCTGTTATGTCTGATGAATCGCTTGGAGTTACTACAACTCCCGTTGTTCCTTGTCTTACTATTAAATTAGTTGGCATTTCTTTGTGTTTAAGTTATACTATTAAATAGTAAATGAATAGAATTGTTTTAAAACAAAAAAAACCTCCCAATTTGGAAGGCTTTAATGTATTAAATTATAGTATTACGATGTTGCTATACTTGGTCTATTTGTTGCCGTTGTAATTCCACCGAATATAGTTGCTGCCGTTGTAGCAGGTGCAACAGATAAAGCAGCTCTTTGCTCTCTACCTACAATAGTTAAGTTATAACCACTCATGTCGCCAAAGGCTTTACCTCTTCCAACATTTCCACCCGTAACAGTTGCACCATTATAAGCACCTGCTAAGTATAAATCTCCGAAACCAGTAGCTTCATTTATGTTATTATCCTCAACGAAGATTTGAAATCTACCTTGCGTTAGAATCTTTAAGTTTTTGAGAGCGTCCTTAGATAAATTAGGTAGTGATAAGTTCAAAGTTTGCTCATAAAATACCGTTCCGTTTTCCTCTGATACTGTGATAGCCTCATCAAAATCAGAACCCTGTGGATTTAAAGCATATTTAAACGATGCACTTGTTTCCCCTAAATCATCTAACTCGCCATCTGCATCAATAGTATAAGCACCCATGTCGTTGTGATTTACAAAGAATACATTTCTGATACCTCCAATGCTCTCGCGACACTCTAATGCTCTACCATTTGCTAGTAAACAAGCCATATTTTTAAGTATTTAAAAAGTAGAGGCTTTTACACCCCTACTCAATTATTAATTATTATGCGTTATAGTAAACGATGTCAGAACCGTTTGCGTAACCCACACCTGCATTCCACTTCATAACTAAACGAACATTGTCAGAACCATCGTTCTCAGTCATGTCGATTACTTTAACCTCTGCCATATCTGAAGCTAAGTCAGTTGCAAAGAATAAGTTTGATTTACGAGCTGCAATCATTTTGTTTGCACTCATCCCAGGTGCTAAGATTAATTTAGTACCCTCAAAGTTAGCCTCAGTAACTCCTGCGTGGAATTGGTCTAAGTAACCTAAAGTTGCTTGAGCTGAAATATAGAACTTCATTGCTGCCGTACCTAGATAAATAGCTAAATCTTCTTGTCCGTAGTTAGCATCCTTGATAGCATTTCTTACTTTTCCTAGTTCTGCAACAATGTTAGCTGCTGAAAGAGTAGCTGCTGCCACATCAACAACAGTTGCATCTGCTAATAGTTGAACTTGGAAACCATCGAATTGACCATTTGTAGAAGTAGCACCTGCCCAAATTGATTGCTCAACTTGTTGACCTACTAAAGCACCTGCATGACCTACAATGTACTCTTGGAAGTTAGCTGGTAAAGTACCATCTACACCTGCACGCATTGTAGCACCTGCATAAGTAGAAAGCCAATCTTTCTTACAAAGCTCTTTATTCAATGCAAAGCCTTCAGGAATAAGTGCCTTCTCTACATAAGTTACATCGCCTGCATCTGTAAAGTCGCAAGTCGCATCTTTTACTGATGATGTTGATAAGTCAAAGTTCTTTAAATTTACTTTGAACGATACATTAGGTAATACTGTGATGTTACCTTTTGCTAATGTTTCACCACTTAATAGTGATGCTGAAATGAAACCTGCAGCCTCTTCGCCTGCGTATAATTTCGTTAATGAATCTGCCATTACTTTTTATTTAGATTTGTTAATGTTATATTGTACTTTTTGTTGTGAAGTTAATCTTGAAAATTCCAAAGGAGATAACTCAACTCTGTTAAAATTACCTTCAGGACTTGGTTTAATTTCTTCGCCTACTTTCTCAAATTCCTCTACTTTAGTTTCAAGCTCTTTTGCTTCCTCTTGTACTGACTCATACTTTTCTTTCAAAGTATTAAATTCAGTTTTGATAGTCGCAAACTCTTGCACTAAGTTTTCAAGAACTCCGATAGCTTCAATTAGAGCATCTTTTGAATTGTCAGCCTCTTGCATTTCTTCAGCAGGTGCTTCTTCTTCAACTTCCTCTACTGCTTTAATTTCAGCAATAATACCTTCTTCTGCTACCACTAGAAGTGATCCATCAGCCAAAGCGTATTCGCCTACTGGCAAAGGTTGTTTTTCTTCTTCTACCATAATGAATACGGCAGCACCAACCTCCATAGAATCAGCACTTACAATAGTACCATCTTCTAAGGTAATATCCTCAAACTTCATTTGTTCAGTAGCTTCTGATAGCTCTTCTTTAGTTACTTCCTGCTCCATTCCGAGCAAAACTTTGATTTTGTTTAGTGTTTCCATCTGATTAATTTATATGAATAAATAGTAATTTTATTGCTTTGTTTTAAATTCGCTATCTCTAATGATTTGTCTGATAGCCTCTAAGCTCTGTTCCTCAGTCAATTCTGTTTCTCTTTCTGTAAAGTTACCCTCTACTGAGAAGCCTTTAACAACACCCTCTTTAATGTAGTTCTGCCAAACCTCTTCGTTGTCTATCTTCATACAAGCAACCCAAGTTCCAACAGGATATTCCAAACCAAAGGCTTGTGTTTTATCTTTCTTGCTATCTGATACTATCCATGTTTCAATAGTTGTTATACCTTGCACCGTTCTTGCATGGTCTATCGTTGTAGATTGATGCTTTGATTGTTGCATATATCTCTGAGCAATCTCTTTAACTGTTTCTTTAGAGAACCAACACTTGTATTTATCTCCGTTATTATCTACTCGCAATATTTCCATGTCAGGAATCATAACTGCACCCATAACAATACGCTCATCGTTATCTACTGTTGCAAACTTTTCTTTTGCTTTTGAAAAGTACATAAAATCCTCTTCTATCGCAGGTTGTTCCACTAAGCTAATAGCATAAACACCTAAATCTTGTTCGTTCTCATCAATTATAAACTCTACTACTTTCATTACAATGTTCTTTGATTATTAATATATGATTGAGCCTCTTGGCTATCCGTTACATTTTGAGCAATTACAAACGCTTCTACTGGCTGATTTGCTTGTCCATTGATACTATCAATTACATCTCCCAAACCCGTTGCAGCAGGTATTGAGGCTGCTATATTACCACCTATGCTTGATGTGTTTGGTATACTTGGAGATGTGCCACCACTACCACCTGAACCCAACACACTTTTTGCTTTACCTACTGCACCTAATACTGCACCTATTTGAGATGCATAGAATATAGGGAAAGAGTAAGGTGCTAGAGGTCCTGTTCCCTTTGCACCTTTTTGAGCAATATCTAAACCCTGTATGAATCCTAATGCACTATTTATACCTATCTCAGCAAGTGCAGCAGCTTTTGCTGCATTAGAACCCTCTTTAAATAGATTGCTTAAATTACCAAATGCAGAGGCTGCTAGTTGAAGTTTAGTAGATTGTACTAGTTTTTCATTATCTATTTCTTCATCGTTGTTCTTTTTTATTTGGTCAGCAGTCTGCTTGTTGAAGAACGCTATTACATCTGCTTTCTCTTGTTCACTTGCTTTTAACCTTTCCAGTTCGGCTAACTGCTTCTGTTTTTCAGTTTCAATAGCTTGTAATTCAGTTTCCTCTCTTTCAAGTTTAAACTTGTTCACTATTAAATCTTTTGCAGTTTCTCTATCTTCCTCTTGTTTAGCTAAACGGTCAGATTCTATTTTGTCATCTGCAATCTTTTTATCTGCAATTACTTTTTCTGCATCTGCCTTTACTTTGTCGGCTTCCTCTTTTGCTTTTGCTTCTTCTTTTTCTCTTGCTAACCTTTCGCTATTAATACTCTTCTCAAAATCATTTACCTGAGTTACTACCTTTTTTCGTTGCTTAATAGATGCAGTTTCTAATTCAATAAGCCTAATTTTTGCTTGATTCAATCGCTCTAAATCTTCCTCTAAGCTCTCTCCTAAACCAACCTCTTCCTCTACTGCTGCAACTCTTCTTCTTTGCAACTCTAATTCCTTCGCAGTAGTTTCTTGTTCTAAAGCTAAAGCATCTTTTAACGCTTGTAATCTTACTTCATTACTCTTAGTTTCATCTTCTGCTAATAGTAAGGCTTTAGCTATCTCCTGATTTGTTTTAGCCTTCTCAATATTAAATCCTCTAGTAGCATCCTTAACATCTTGTAACTCCTTTTTTAGTCTTGCTGCTGCTTTTGATTCTTCTATAATTTCATCAGAAATGCCCGACAAAGCACCTTTCACATCTTCGGCAGCACCTTTAAAATCTCCTGAGAAGACTTTAGCAATAGCACCACCTATTTTACTAATGCGATCCGTTAAAACTGAAATAGCTGCACCAATCCCTGCAAAAGCTTGTTCTAATAACTCAGCACCTTTTTTAGTCTTTGTGAAGTAAGATACAAGCGAACCAACAACTACAACAAAAGCACCAATCCCCGTACTTATTAACCCAGCTTTTATACTACCGAATAGTAATTTACTTACCGTTTTAACCTTCAGCATCGCACCCCTAACCATATTCATAGCTCCACCTAAAAGCGTTGTTTGTGTGGTTGCTTCTTTTGTGCCTGAGGTTACTTTCTTTATATCTTTACTTGCCTTATCATTGGCAACTAAATCGAGCCTTACTTCTTCAGCCATAATTCCATTTTAAATTGTTTCCACGCTTTGCGTATTGTTTTAGGATATTCATATAATCCAAACGCGATTGCATTCTTCTTATCGACTTTTATCTTCCCTTTATTTATTCCTCTTATTACCTCGTTTATCATTTCACTACTCTATTGATATGTAACCACCATAGACCTCATCTGAAAGGCTGCTTGTGTTTACTTCTATTGATAAATAGTTTCTACTCGTACCAACTAAATCTGTTATATCAAGCTCTAAACCAACAGTTCCTGAGCCTATAAGACTGGTTGCATCTGTTGTTATATCACTACTATATACTCTAAATGGGAATCCCGATGAACCGAATAATGTTACTTTTGTAGCAGTAACACCTTGTGGTATTGTCTTTATTGCATACATTAATTGTGATGTATCACTTAATCTAACACTACCACCATTATCATTTGTATAAACATCTGTTCCTGCTCTATTTGTTAGTTTAAATTCATTCGGAGTTATATTTATGTAATTTGCTGCCGTTCCTCCTGATGTAAATTCTGTTGCAGGATAAGAAGGAGTTTTTGTAACCCAACCTACTGACTTACTACTATCATCATAGGAAAGTATTGTATTATCATCAGGAATTGTATCGCCTATTTGAGTAACTGTTCCTTTTATAGCAACTTCATTGTCCTCAGTACCTATTATTATTTCATTGCCTGAATATGTTACTGGAGGTTGCTCAGGATTATCTGTAATAACATTAAAATTCCACCAACATTGTGAACTTATAAATGATAGACCTTCTGCTTCACAACATACTTGATTAGCTGAAACACTACCACCTGCCTCATTTACCCAAGATGTTGTTCCGTTTAAATTATATGCAGAAACTGTATCTTTGCATTCTTCATCTACAATATTATCTGAACTTACATTTATATCAAGTATTTTAATAAGCTCAACTCTTGTTGAATTATCAACACCCATCGCATAGCTTGAAATCTTATTTACTCGCCAATAGGAATCCTTTACAAATATTTTATCGTTATACTTAAACTCTGATATATCTTGTGCAGTTAAATGAAAGTTTGCACTCATTATCCGAGCATCTTTGTTGTATATATTACTTAGGTATTTCCTCCAATAATCATTGTAAACATCATTGCTTGTTTGCGTAGCTACCAAAGAATCAAAAGAAAATGTATCTCTTGACATAAATCTAATATCCTTATCCGTTGCTTGTACTTGCGTACCACTCATTGAATAGTGATGTGCGAAAGGATATTCAGTTTTAGTTGTATAGCTTCCTGTTGCTTCTGATAATATCTTATAATTACTTGAAGGAGGTAATTGTTTTTTACCTGAATAGTAAAATAACTTTGGCTTTGTTTTTAAAATTTTAGCCTCTCCATCTGCCCACTCAAAATGCTTTGCAATATACATTTGATTATTGCTCATTTTTTTAGGTGCAAAACTTGAAAATATAGTTGGGATCGTTAACTCTCCACTTCCAAAATCGCCATAGAAATCAAATTTCTTTTGGTTATATATTCCACCTTTATGATTTTGCCAATAAT